TTACGCCACCGAACTGAGTGATAGAGCCAGCAGAAATACACCCCAAAGTGCGAGAAATAGCGTCAAACTGGAAGAAAAACGGGCTACCTGAGTACGTCATACGATAAATCGCACGTTCTAGGAACACTAGACCGTACTCACCACCCGCTAAACCTGTGATATTCCCACCATCAGGCAGATACTGAGAGTCAGACTGACTAGAAAAGCTAGGAACCCAATTCAGTTCGTTGTTAATGTCTGACCAGTAGACCGTAGATTCACCACCGGAAACATTAGCAGCCACCACAAAGTCACGAACTACGGTAACAAACCTAGCTGTAGGCGCATTACCTGTCGCTGTGATCGTCGTACTCGATACCGTCTGGCTAGAACTGACCGTATAAGTACCAGTTCCACCTACACCAGTACCGTAAGCCGTGATCTTAGTACCGCCTGTAACGCCTGTTCCGCTAATCGTCTGACCTACTACGACACTTCCAAACGCCATTGAGGAAACCGTCAGCGTAGTGCCTGAAATAGACCCTGTAAACCTAGCATCATCTAACCCATAAAAGTACGCACCGCCAGACAAATCAAACGATTGCAGCTTGTCTAAGCCGTTCGCTACGATCATCTTTGACCCGAACTGAGTCACATCCCACGATGAAACAGTCGTGTAACCCGTAGTCGTTAACGGATCGAGTGTCGTATCGCTAGAGTCAAACTTAAACAGTTGAGTAGCACCAGCCGCAAATAGCGAGTTAGTACCAGCGTATTTACCCGCAAACGCTAACAATAACGACTGACCTGCATTAGCTGAGTAATCTGCTACATCCCGAATAGGCGCATAACCATTGAGTACCGGATAACAGTTCTTGGCATCCGTTACACCGCCAGAAATCCCCGGCTGGTCTGGTGTCCACTCACCAAAGTTTATTCTTGTCGTAGCCATGTATCACCCACAGGAGAAACTTTGATCCATTCTTCACCGTAAATCATGCCATCAGCAGCGACCACAGCCTTAGCGTTTACAGACATTGCACCCGACGAAATTTGTACGCCACCAACGCAACGCACATCAGCCTTACCAATAATTCCAGCAGATGCCAAAACAGCATTATTAGCAATTGCTGTGAATGTACCCACACCGACAATCTGAGCAGACGCAAACTTAGCAATTCCACCTGTCGCAGTTACCGTAGCCCTACCTAAAATAGACGCTACAGCAGCTCTAGAATAGCCTCCTAGCGCAGTAACTACCGCACGACCAGTAACAGCCGCTGAACCCTGTATAGCACCCTCGTAAGCCGTTACAACAGCCCTACCAAGGATTGCACCAGAAGCACTAACTGTCTTAGTTCCAGACGCAGTAACTAAAGCTCGACCGCTAACAGCAGCAGACGCACCTACAATCGTAGTAATGCTGTCTTCAGATAATGGCGCAGCGGATAACGGTATGAATCCAAGCATTTATAGACCCGTTGTCGTTAGGGCAGGAATGTCAGCAGTTGATAGCGATTGTAGTTGCTCAGATGTTAATAGATCAAGTTGCATTGAGGAAAATATATTTTCGGCAATAGTCTGAGGCAATGCGTACTTAACCCATTCCTCAGTCGATTGCGACCAAGACCACTTATAGCCTTCTTCATCAGCAGGTTTAGGGTCACGAATCACCCATCCCGGGGGATACCACCAGACAACTTCCTTGCCTTCAGGCGCAGCAGGTTCATCAGGAACTTCAATCCAGCCTTCTGTACCATCTGTCTCTGGCTTTGGGATAGAACCGTTTTTAGAATAGAGCATGGTCAGTCCTTATTGCAGAGGGAAAGCCGCAGTCGGTGGCGTGAAGTTAGCTGTGTATCTTGCGAAACCTTTGGTGATGCGTAAATCGTCGATGTAGCCGTTAAAGTAATAGTTGTTTATATCCACATAATACCTGCCTATTGTCATCACTTTTAATGTTGTTGCAATAGACGTTGTAGCTGGAGTTCCTTCACTTGTTCCGTTTACATACAGCTTCAATTGTGTACCATCATGCACGACAGCAAAGTGATACCAAGTGTTTGCAGAAATTGTAGTAGACGAGGAGATGGTCACGGATGCACTTGCAGAATTTGCTATTTCCACATTTATTTTTAGCGGTGTTCCAAACAAGGTTATTGCAATTGCTTGTGAAGTGCTGCCGCTATTTCTCGTCGTATAAATACCGTAAATTTGCCCCGCAGTTGCCACAGTCGGGTATATCCAACCTTCTATAGTGAACCTTTCATTAGACGCAAAAGGCACTAACTCACTTGAAGGGAACAGCAAATAATCCCCCGTCCCATCAAACAACATACTCGACCCGCCGAACTTACTCTGCGCCGTGCTGATCTGCGCGTTGCCTACTGTCTCCAGTACGTTCTTGGCGGTCGAGTCTACGATGCCAGCGTTGGTGAAGTTGAGCAGTAATACTGTATTTGTTATGTTAGTCGGAGGTGCGGTAGGCACAGAAATGCTTGTGTAGCCCGTGCCGTTGATTAGTCGAAGGCCGCTGATGTAGCCAGTAAAGACAGCCTCATCCCCGTTTTCGTCAGCACCAATACTTAAATTGTTGCCTGTGTAATCCATCGTGTCGTTGCGCGAGGCTTGAGCAACATTTACCCCATTCAAAAACATTTTTAGATTATTAGCACCAGTTCCGCTTCTGGTAACGGCTATATGATTCCAAGAGTTAAGATTAATTGCGGTGGACGAAGTAATAGAAAAACCAGTTGGCAAAACATTGAAAAAGAAAAAAGGCTGTCTCGAAGAGTTTATGGTGATATTCCAATCAGAGTTGGTGCCGTATTCACCCGTTCCAACAACTTGCGCTCCTTGGGCAGAAGGAGTAGCAGTCAAATAAACCCACGCCTCGAACGTGAAGTCTGTATTAGCCCCCGGCAAGAATTGAGAACTTGCTGGCACACTTAAATAATCTGTCGTTCCATCAAAGAACCCACTACCCCCTATCGTTTGTGGGGTGTACGCAGCCGTGGGGTAGAACGGGCTGAAGGCTTGGACAGATGGGGTGCCGTTGATGGTAAGAGCAAAAGCATTACTACTGCTATCAATGAAACGGTTTGATTGGCAGGTCAGGACTTGCGTTCCGCTTACTGCTGTTAGAGGAGTTGTAGGTACTGAAATTGTAGACCCTGAGTACAAGCCACTCCCAACAACTAAACGAACATTACTGATATATCCGTCAATGTAATAATTTGCTAGATCGTAATAGTAACGACCTACGGTAAGAGTTGTATTTGTTGTCGAACTAGTATTTGTGAATTGACCAACCCGAACGCCATTAAGATAGCAACTAATATTATTTGTGCCAGTTCCAGTTCTTGAAATTGCGACATGATTCCATTGATTTTGCGGCACAGAGGCAGATGTTACTGATGAATTATTAACCCATAAAGTTAAAGTACCGTTATCTGTAGTAATGCGGAATCCACTTGAATTTCCAGATGTTGATGTACTAACTATTCCTTGGAACCCGGCAGTTTGATTGTTTTGCCAGAACCAAGCCTCAACTGTGAAGTCACCAGCAGCCGCAAAAGCAGATTGGGTAGCGGTAAGATAAGTGCCACTTGCGCTAAAATAATTACTCCACCCCGTCTGGCTAAACGGGCTGAACGATCCCTGCGTCGTGTTGCCGTTACGAGTGATCGTGAAGTTATTGCTCGACGAGTCTAGGAACGTGTTGTTCTGTGCGCCGTTAGTACCGTTACCGGGAAGCAACAACGTGACACGGTTAAAGAACTCATCAACAGCAGCAGCCGCAGATGAAACAGCACCTAGCAACATTGACATAATCCCACTCATGCCAGCCCCTTAACTCACGTTGCCAGTTACAACACAGACCGTACCGCTAATGAACAAAACTGTAGCTACACCTCTAGTTGCTAGTGTCATCGTATCCTTATCTGTATTCGTTCCAGCAATGTAAGCTGTCGTAATCGAGCAGGTAATCGTGATATTGCCTGTGGTGTTATTGAACAGAGAAACAACATCACCAGCAGCGAATGTGCTGTTTGGAATAGTAATAGACCCGCTTGTACCAATACCGACAAACTCTCCAATATCCGATGTTGCTAAGGTATATGAAGTAGTCTTATCTGATCCAGACTGAGGAATATTTAAGAAACCTAGCGAATAATTAGCACCCGGATCAGTCAGAGTAATAGTTCTATTAGCTGACAATGTACCCGGAGTAATCGTCGCAGCAAATGAACCTGTACCACCTGCTCGACCAGCAATAACTATCGCATCCTGAGTTGATGCAGCCTCAGAACGAATAGCACTAGCAGCCCTAAATGTTTGAGCCGCTACAAACGTCTGAGTGTTGTCAGTTACAACAGCTTTTTCACCCGGATAAGTCGCAAATACGTCTTTAGTGCCAGCACCAAAGTTAACCGCACTATTACTGTTCGACGATTTTAGGATCGTAGTCCTAGCCAACGTACCAGCACCTACCGTACCTACGCCTATCTCATAATCAGCACCTAGCGTGATCGTGTAGTAGCAAGTATTAGTATCGCCAATTGCTGAACTAAAAGTCCGAAAACCCGTTACAGCCCCGTCCAGCGTCAATGTGCCTGTGCCAGTCGTGGTGGACGTTTCACGAACTCGGTCAGCAATTACTAAAGGCATAATTACTCCATAGTCACGGAAAGGTTACCAGTCGAGATCGTAAACACATCGCCAGAAGCAATCGATTTAGACGCATCTAGTGGTGTGTAATACAGCAAGTTACCGCTAGTCGTGGCATCCAAAATGCCGATGTGTGTCACAGTTCCCCATGTACCAGTTGCAGTCGGGAAAGTAACTGACGCGCTGTTAGTTGATACACCATTACTAGGCGCACCAAACGTCACAGCAGTACGAGCATAGGAGCCACCAGATACCTCAGTACCTGTATTGCCTTCACCCGGATCGCTAGTGTAAAGACCTACATAAACCGCAGCAGGGCTTGTGTAGGATGTATTGCGGAGAACTGCGTTAATGACAGCATTCTCCAAATAGTTCGACATCTCTGCCATGATTTCACCTCACGTTATAAGACATACTCATTGGTTGACCTGAATACTCACTTGCTTGGTCGGTCGTTGAGATTCCCTCAATCGCCCTAGAATACAAGGAAGCCCAAGTCTGCAACCTCGCATCATTCATCAAATACGGTTCTGCCTCACCTAGAGCCGCATACAGCAACGCATCAGGACAGATCGCTAGGAATACGTTACTAGCGTTAGTGTCACTCAATAGCGCAGGTTTAGCGTAGTACAGCATTTGAGCCGTATAAGTCGAATCAGGAACTGGAGCTAATTGCATCTCAGCACCTAAGATCGTGTAATCAACTGGCTTACCAGACTCAGTTACACGCGCTGTTTCGTAGAATGAATTAGGAGCTTTGTAGCGCAATGTTGATACCGGATTGGTATTCAAATGAATATCGCGCATCGATAAGAAGTCTGTCGGCAACCCTAGAGTCGAATCACCGCCAGTTGTTGCAGCAGTCGCAACTACCAACATTTGCCGAATCCGTAAGTCTCGCTGCAAACGGTACTCAGCCAACTGAATAAAATCAGGAATAACAGAAGTCAGATCACTACGCGCTAGGTAGTTCGCTACCGTGTTCTTTAAGTCGCTGTAGGTCAGGATCATCTCATTCCTCTAGTTGCTCAAAATCTTTCCAGCCATATTCGTAAGTGCCAATGTGCCGGATGTGCATCGATAACTCATGGTCTACATACGTCTGAAAGCCCTCAGAACCGGCTTTAACGCAGAAATACACATCCTCACCACAGACACCACTAGCACCCCATCCAGCGTCAAACCAAGGTCTGCCAGTCTTTTCAAACACCTCTCGACGAATCATCACAGCACCAAACCCTACCGCTGTAACTTCCTCGATACCTTCTTTCCCGCGAGAATCAATGTTCGACCACTCATGAACGAGAGTCTCCCCATCCATGTACTTACGCAACATCTTCGCAGTCGGTGTTACTGGCTTACGTCTAGTCGTTGCATTGACACCAACTATCGGAACTTCACGACTTAGCATAATGCTAATGATGTCATGAGGAAACCGCATATCGCTATCAATAAACAATACTGCGTCGCAACCTTCTTTAAACGCTACTTCTGCCAACTTCTCACGCTGGTCAAATATCAGCGTTCCCGGCATTGTATATAGGCTCAAACCGCCTTTGCCATCTTTACAACGAACTGACGCATCATGAGCCGCCATTCGAGCAAAATCAAAAGCAAAACCTGTGTGAACCTCATCCCTACATGGTACGCAAACACCAACTCTCATACAGTTCCTCGATACGTTTTCCAGACAGCATTATCAGGGTCGTTTAGCCACTTAGCAAACCCAACGTCATCCACCACGTTAAAGCCCTTCATAATCCCCATCTGGTTAAGTACATCTATAACCGTAAAAGGAATTCTGGCTACATGGTGCAGATCGTTAAGATGCCCTTTTCGCTCTTTATCGAAATCTAACTGAGCCTTGTTAGCCTCAATGATCTCGGTAACGTCCTGTTTAGTCTCGATGACGATACCACCGTCACCATCCTCATATGCTGTTTGAGTCCGTATCGGAGTACTCATAAATCCTTTCGTAGTTCCCCCTAGCCCGTAGGCTAGGAGGATTTGCTACTAAAATGTTTACAAACTCATATCTAGATCGAAAATTCCGCCATGAGCTGCTTCGTTCTTAACTTCAAGAGTGACTTCAGCCAGCAACTGAGTATTCTCAGAGTCACCAGTCTTAGCCAGATCGTTAGTCTGGAACGGACGCAGATACGCTAGTGCTGCGTATTCTGGATCGAGTACCAGAGCATCACGGGTACGCATGAAACGGTTAGGAACAACCGACATCGTGCCAAAGTCAGACATATAAACGTCAGCCGCACCGATAATGGTGGTCGGAGTGTTACCCGGAGCCATGTAACGCTGTGCAGCGATACCAGCAAACGAGCTAACCTTCTGTTTACCAGCAGCACCAACCATCAGAATCTTAGGTGAGCCACCAGATACGAACACCTCAGACACCACAGTCTTGAGCAGAGTCTCGGTGAAAGTACGCTGTGTGCCATCAGTACGAGTCGATACGCCGATAGTTGCTGGATCGGAACCGTCAGAAGCCTTGTCCGAGTTAGTCTTGATCCACGACAGGATCGAACCTAGCTTACGAGCAATCGTCGATGTACCAGCCGAACGACCTTGGTTAGCCAACAGGATAGTTTCCAGATCGCGCTTCAGTTCAGCCGATGCTTTAGCCAACTGGTAAGCCTTTTCTGACTTACGACCTGCCTTGTTTACTGTGTCCAGAGTACCCGAAACCTGAACGGTTTTTTGGATGATCTGAGTGTAGTTACCAAGACGAACGGTAGGAGCCAGAGTAGCCGATGTAGCGTCTGCACCTTCAATCGCTGCGTTAGCAGTAGTAGCAGCAGCTAGGCTGTCAGTCTGCCACTCGTGGTAAACGGCTGTTGCTTTGGTCTTGCCAATCGATGACATAAACGGTGTTTCCGTTGGAGAAATGTCATAGATGATGTCGGTCAAATCTTCGCGCTGACCAATTGCGCTATGTGCTGTAAATGTAGGCATGATAATTTCCTATAAGAATCGTTCAAATGCTTTTGCGGCATCAGCAACCCTTCCGGTCTGCTTTGCTCGCGCTTTTGCTTTCCTCAGTTCATCGCTAACTTCCCGGCCCTGAGCAACACCCGACTTAACAACCTTCGGAGCCTCATTAACACGCTTCGTAATCCCCGGTTTAGAGGATTGCAACTTGTCGTATTGCATCGCCTTGTATAGCGTTAGAACCTGCCGAGAATCATAGATTCCCGATAACTCTTGGTCTGAAAACCCTAACTTTAGGCCAAACTCCCTCAGTTCTCGCCGAGTTACTTCACCCTTTTGCGGATCAGCATATTCAGGTATTGCCTCTGCCAGCTTACGAGACTCAGCCTGTATTACCTGACCGAGTTGCTCCTGACGTTCCTGCTGTTGCTGCTCTGCAATTCGCTGTCGTTCCATTTGAACTTGAGCTAACTGCTTTTCCCGCTGTGACATCTCAGCGACCTTAACGGCATAACCGATTGGGTCGTTTTCCTTCAGGTAATCCAGATTCTCAGTTTCCGGCTGCTGGTTAAGCATTTGCTCAATCACTTGCAACCGTTCCGCATACTGATCTCGCAAGTATCTGGCTTCTTCGATACGCTGTCGTTCA